AAAAAAAGCTGAAGTGTTAACACCAATAAGCGATGTAATGGGAGGCCTGGGGGCGGTAACGACCCCGTTGGCAGATGCGTTCAGGCAAATAGTAGAAGAATTGCCATCATCAGCAAAATCACTAAAAAGAAAAATCGAATCAACAGTAGAAGAATACGACGAATATATATTCCAAAAGTCACACAAAGGCCATCCCAAAAAATACAATTTACCCAAATTCAATCCAAATAGGAAACTAAAAAGATGACAATCTATTCGGCCTACGGCCCAAAAAGAAGCGAAAGCTTCAAAACATTAGGTAAATCATTAACTAAGCAATCCTTTACAAAGGAATGCGATATTAACAATATAATGAAAAAATACCAAAAGACGGGAGCAATAGATCACGTCAATAAACACGAAGCGAGCTATGGCTATGCCACTAGCGACGACTTCACAGCCTCGATGAATATCGTGGCAAAAGGGCAAACAATGTTCGAAGAACTGCCCTCAACAATACGCGAGAAATTCGAGCACGATCCCGCAAAGTTCTTGGACTTCGTCCAGGACGAAAAAAATATAAAAGAAATGCAGGAATTAGGGTTAGCAACAAACGATAAAACGATAACAAGCGAACCCATTATCCCTGCAGAAAAGAGCGAAGCGATAATAGCGGAAGCAACAGCGGAATCGGAAACTAAAACGACCGACGGGAGTTAAACTAAATGATCATTAAATTCCATTTGATGCATCTAAAAAATCTCCTAAGAAAACCAATAATTAATATAACAAAAAGGAGGAAAATCACCCTGAAAAACGCTGGCGTTTGGGGTGAGAAAGTACATAAACACAGTTCATCTATATGTACTACGTGACACCGTCACGTAAATCAGTGTAAGATATCCTGACAACCAATATCTAAACTGAAAAGAGGAGAAAGTCTTATGGCATTTCGACGAAAGATCTCAAAGAGATCATCAAAAAAGCTGTTCTCGAGGACAGCAAGCCGTACGCATAAAAAGAACATGTCAAAAGGACGTGTAATGCGCGGCGGATACAGAATATAACTTGTTACCACCCAATTAAGGCAAAGCAAGCTGTAAGCGGGGGTCAATTAATATTCAATAAGTCACCGACTGGTGACGCTATAAAATCAGTCTGGATAAAATGCGGCCGATGTATAGGCTGCCGCTTAGATTATTCCAGGCAATGGTCGGTAAGAATCATGCATGAAGCACAAATGCATGAAGATAATTGCGTAATAACGCTAACATACAACGACCAAAACCTCCCCCCGGGAGGAACACTAATAAAAAGGGACTTTCAGCTATTTATAAAAAAGCTGAGAAAAAAGATAAGTCCTCATAAAATAAGGTTTTACCATTCCGGCGAATACGCCGAGCTCGAAGAAGATAAAGGTAAACCACAATTAGAATCGCGCCTCGGGCGCCCCCACTATCACGCTTGCATATTCAACTATCAGTTTGAATGCAGCGAATTATACGAAAAAACAAAAAATGGAAACATTTACCTATCAGACGAACTGTCTGAAGCATGGGGCAAGGGATTCGTAACAGTAATGGAATTATCATTACAATCAGCGGGCTATGTGGCCCGATATATAACAAAGAAAATAAACGGAGATAAAAAAGATGAGCATTACAAAAAGGTATGCGAGATTACCGGAGAAATTTACACAGTTCAACAAGAGTACTCAACGATGTCCAATAAACCTGGCATCGGAAAAGAGTGGTGGGACAAATATAAGGGGGACGTCTTTCCATCAGATGACGTTATTGTACTTTCAGGCAATAGGTACCACCATGTTCCCACACCAAAATACTACGATACTCAACTCGAAAAGGAGGATCCGGGACTATACGAAAAAATAAAATTAGAAAGAATGGAGTTCGCAGGACTCCATATAAAAGATAATACTCTCAAACGCTTGGCGGTGAGAGAAGAATGCAAAAAACGACAAGTAGAAAAACAAACAAGAAGATTAATTAAATAGGAACTCAAAATGAAACATCATATATTCACAATATTCGACAGCAAAGCTCATGCTTACCTGACCCCGTTCTTCCTTCATAAAGACGGTATGGCAGTCCGCGTGTTCGCGGATTGCATTAACGATAAAACACATATGTTCGGCAAACATCCGGAAGACTATACACTATTTAACATAGGATCATGGTCGGATGATAAAGCGAAATTTCTCACAAATAATCCAATTTCCTTAGGAAATGGTTTAGAATTCGTAGAGGAGAAATACGAAGAAACTTATAATCCGGATCAAGGGCTATTATTAACAGATCCGCCGTTGGGCGATCTAAAAGAGGTTAAATAATGCGTCATCAAAGAGGAACGTCAAGAAAGTCGGCAATGGTTCACCAGTTCAGCCAGGTGCCAAAAGCAGAAATACCAAGATCATCGTTTGATAGATCAAACGTATATAAAACAACATTCGACGGGGGCTTATTAATACCGTTCTGGCAAGACGAAGCACTACCCGGGGATACATTCACATTAAATGTTACAGCACTGGCAAGACTGGCAACACCAATATTTCCGGTTATGGACAACATGTTCATAGAAACTCAATTCTTCGCAGTACCAAATAGATTATTATGGGATAACTGGCCCAAATTTATGGGAGAACAAGATAACCCGGGCGATAGCACGGATTTCATAATACCCAAAATACAAACAATAGCCGGAGGCGTTCAATCGGAGCAATTAAGCGACTACATGGGGATACCGACACAGATCCAGGGGATCAGACACTCGGCGCTATGGCATAGGGCATATAACCTAATATGGAACGAATGGTATAGGGATCAAAACCTACAAGACAAAGTCATCGAAAATACCGATGACTCGGATGATCCAAACGACGATTACGTCGTATTAAGACGCGGGAAGCGTCATGATTATTTCACATCATGCCTACCATTCCCGCAAAAAGGGGAATCAGTATTACTGCCACTGGGAACATCAGCGGATGTATTAACAAAGGCAGATGTAGGTGCATTCATATCAGTATTCTCAGAGCCGGCAGGCGATTTCCACCACATGGATACAGCAGCAGCACAACTTGATGTGTCAGCGGTGGTGGGAACGGAAGGCGAGAAATTATTCGCCGATCTAACAACTGCGACAGCAGCAACAATAAACGAGCTAAGACAATCCTTCCAGGTGCAACGTCTGCTCGAAAGAGACGCAAGGGGCGGAACTCGACTAATCGAGATTACACAAGCCCACTTCGGAGTCTCATCACCCGACTTACGCGCTACGCGCCCTGAGTATCTCGGAGGCGGGTCATCACCAATAAATATACAACCAATAGCGCAAACGTCAGAAACAGACCCTAGTGGTCCTGATTCATCACCACAGGCAAATCTGGCAGCAGTAGGAACAGGCGAGATACATGGACACGGGTTTACCAAGTCATTCACCGAGCACTGCACCCTACTCGGAATTATTTCCGTAAGGGCAGATCTAACATATCAGCAAGGGCTGAATAGAGCCTGGGACAGGAGCACGCGCTTTGATTTTTACTGGCCAGCGTTAAGCCATATAGGTGAGCAGGCAGTGAAAAACAAGGAGATATTCGCCCAGGGGGTCGGAGACCCGGATGCCGATGAAGAAACATTCGGCTTCCAGGAAAGATATGCAGAATATCGATATAAGCCATCGCAGATAACAGGAAAATTCCGGTCAAATGATCCGGTTACCCTGGATGCGTGGCATCTATCACAGGATTTTGGAAGTTTACCAGTCCTCAATGCATCATTCATAGAGGACAATCCACCAATCGATAGAATAATAGCTGTCGCAGACGAACCGCACTTCCTACTGGACGCATACTTTAGTTTGCGTTGTGCGCGCCCGATGCCGTTGTACGGCGTCCCGGGCATGATCGACCATTTCTAATGGCGATCGGATTCGCAGGCGCCCTAGGGCTAGGCGCACTATCAGGAATCTTCTCGGCAAAGGCTGCTGGCCGGCAGAGAGGGTTCCAACAAAGAATGTCCGATACAGCCCACTTCCGCGAGGTCGCGGATTTAAAAAGGGCAGGACTAAACCCGATATTATCGGCAATGGGGGGACCAGGTGCGTCGACACCCGGGGGCGCACAGGCAGCATTGCCAAATTTTAGCGCCCTGGCGCTTGTAAAAGCGCAAACGGACAAGTTAGTGTCGGAGACAAAACTAACAGAAAAAAAAGCTGAAGTGTTAACACCAATAAGCGATGTAATGGGAGGCCTGGGGGCGGTAACGACCCCGTTGGCAGATGCGTTCAGGCAAATAGTAGAAGAATTGCCATCATCAGCAAAATCACTAAAAAGAAAAATCGAATCAAC